GATAGGAGCTTTGTAGGTCAAATAAAGGCAAAGGCCTATCGAGAGCTTAACACGCTTATGCAGGGCATAGGTCCTGGCCTGTGGCTATCTGTTCCGAGAATAATGATCTTCGCAAAACAGCTTGGAGCGAACCTTCAGGACATTTTAACCCTGGAAAGATACAAGACGAGACGAGGGTTGAAGGGAGTCGAGGGTCTTAAACGACAATTAACCCCACAAGTAGTTAGACAGCTTACGAGAGAGAAAAAGAAAAAGAGGGCAAGATAAATGTCTATCACTTCAGAGACGATAAGAAATGATTACACAGGAGATGGGGGTACAGATACCTTTGCCTTCGAGTTCATTATATATGACCAGGACGAGATCGATGTTTATGTGGATGGAGTGATCCAGACCGTAGACATCCATTACACTATAGCCGCCACAGACATTGAAGATCCGACCGGGGGGAATATCGTCTTTGGGGTCTCGTATGTACCGGCGAATTTGTCAGAGGTCTCTATTGTTAGCAGCGCACCTTACAAGCAGTCAACCGTATTGGCCTTGAGGGATCAGACCTATGAAGACACCTATGATAAGGCCGTTATCCTAATTAAACAACTCAAGGAACTGATCGGGCGTTGTATTCAGCTTTCCGTGGATTCAACCTATTCCGGCTTGACCCTGCCGGAACCAAGGTCAGAATACTATCTCAGGTGGAAAGATGATTTGTCAGGGCTGGAGAACATTAGCCATCCGAGTGACAGGTTTAGCCTGCCGAGGGTCAGCGTTACACTGGACGCTGCCGGTGAGATCACGGTTACAGGTGGTCCGGCCCATTATGTTGTAAGCACTTACGGAGGGGCTACGAGTGATGATTTGGTGAAAGTTAACGGATTAGACGAGGGCGACGTATTCCGCATATCAGCCGCAAGCAATACCGTCGTGGTCAAGAATGGCTCTTTCTTCGATACTGCCGGTGGAATAGATTGCACTTTGAATGATACGAAATATAGGATGTTCTTTACTATGGGGGTTGGCAATGTCGCTGAAGAAGATTCGAGGTCAGCTAATGCTTAAAAAGATATTATTAACGGTATTTATGATTACCTTGTTTTCCTGGGGCAACGCCTATCCTTCCGGTAATCCTGGGGATTATATTCAGGTTGGTGACGGATATTTAGGGACTGCGGCCACCCTTAACAAGGCTGACGTTGTAGCCAGCAATAATGATCTCCCCACCGGCGCGGCTATTATTGCCTGGGGTGGAGGCGGCGGAGGCACAGGGTATTGGACGCAAGACGGATCAGACATCTATTATACTACTGGAAATGTTTCGATCGGGACTAATACGGCTACTCAACTATTTCATACTTATGTTGCCGCCGCCGGGATATACAACTTGATTGAGTCAGGTGGAGCCTATTATGCTGGATTAATACTTGAGAACACTTCCAACACAGCATATATTCAAAATACCGGGGCCGGGGTTTTCAATATTGTAACTGGAGGGGCTGAGAGGTTAACCATAGCTTCCGGCGGAAACGTAGGTATAGGAGCTATTGTTGCCGGGACTAAACTTGAAGTGGATGGTGTCATAACGGCGACCGATGGGACCTCGACCAATTGGAATACTGCTTACACAGATCGTCTTAAATGGGATGGTGGGGCGGATAGCCTTGTATCTGCAACGGCCATAACTTCCCTTGGATTAGATGGAACGGCCAGCGGAACCACATCAGGGGCTTACTTGGTCGGGGTGTTCGATGAGTTCACCTTCTCCAGTTCCAGCACGGTCCAAGAAGTGCTTGCAGACCTTGATTACGCTATCTCAACTCCAACCGAGGTTTCCGATGTTAGAATGGGGAGGGCAAGGTTCAATAGCACGACTGGCGTAACCGTACCCTTCAGCCTTCCCGCCCTCGGCAACGCCGACTATGATGTTGTCATATCTAATTACACTCAAGCGGTTAATGTCGGAGAAATCAGCATTGAAAGCAAAACGGTAAACGGATTTGTTTTAAAGAATAGTGGTTCGGATGATACTCATTTCTTTGAATACTTTGCTATTCCTTACGCCTTTAAGGGTGAAACCATGCAGGAGGGTACGGACACTTTCAATAGCACAACGGGTGTTTCGGTAGCCATGGCCCCTAATCAGGCCGACACCGATTACAGTGTTATTATTGCCGTTCCGGCCCAAACTGATATTGAGGATATCGGGGTGGTTAGCATAGAGACGAAGGCTATAGGGTCTTTCGTGGTTAAGAACTCAGGAGATGATACTGTTACAGACTTTAAATGGATGGTGATCCCTTATACCGTTGCTGCCGACACGGATCAGCAAGGGACTGATAATTTAAAGTAAAAAACAGTGGCTCCGGGACAAGCGTCTTCGCGTGGAGAGTTTTCCCTGGCACTCCTGGAGACGCTGATATGTATCGGGCCACTTATGATGCTGACTATAATGGAATGATTGACATAGAAGCTGGAGGGTTCAATGAAAACATATCAGGCTTGACAGGCCTTCTCAAGGTAACTGCGGGGGCTCCATCGGCCATTACAGATAGCTCTTCTAATTGGGACGATGCTTACACAGAACGCTTGAGATGGGATGGCGGTGCGACTGATTTAGTGGCTGCAACCGGACGGACAAGTTTAGGTTTGGGATCTGCGGCCCTACGCGACGCTGAGGATGTCTTAACAGACGGATCGAACTTACCGGACGGAGCAGCAATTAAAACCTACGGAGATGCTAATTGGGGGGCAGGGTTATGGACTGCTTCTGGATCTGATATTTATTTTGACACTGGCAAGGTGGCCGTTGGTCATTCATCTTTTGCCAATGATTATAAATTTCATGTTACCACAACGGCCACAGATAGCCATTCGGCGGCTTTAAGGGTGGTCCATAGTGGAATTACTGCCGGAACCGCATGGGGCGGATATTTCGCGTCCACTGGTGCTGGGTTGTCTAATGTTGCCCTATATGCCACGGCCACAGGTAGTACATATAACTACGCTGCGATATTCGCAGCCGGGAATGTTGGGATCGGGGACACCACTCCTGATACAGCCTTGGACGTGGTTGGAACCGTGACAGCGACGGCTTTTGCGGGACCTTTGACCGGAGCAGTTACGGGGAACGTGACCGGAAACCTAACGGGTAATGTAACGGGAAACCTAACCGGAGTCGCGTCCACGGCTACGGCCTTGGCTAATGCCAGGGATATTGGAGGGGTTTCGTTTAATGGAACCGCAAACATCGTCCCGGAAACAAATGCGATCATAGATGAAAGTGGAGACACCTCTTGCTACCTTACTTATGTGAGTTCTGCTACAGGAGCCTTGCAACTTAAAACGGGTACTAATCTTACCTTCAATTCGAGTTCGGGAGTTTTAACGGCTACCGGATTTTCAGGGCCTTTAACTGGCAACGCCACAACGGCGAGTCATGCATCTGATCTTAACCTGCCAGGAATAGAAGCACAAGGGGATATTGCGTACTATAACGGTTCTAATTGGGCCAGGTTGCCACAGTCTACAAGTGGGTATGTCCTAACAACTAAAGGACCTGGAGCTAATCCTATATGGGCTGCCGGTGGTGGTGGGTCTGGAGACATTACAGGTGTTATAGCTGGATCAGGCTTGACAGGGGGTGGACTTTCAGGTGACGTGACCCTAAATGTAGGAGGGAGTTCAACGATCACCGTGGCGGCTAACAGTCTCAGTGTCGCCACTTCTTCTATTGGGAGTACGCAACTGGCTTCAACTGCCGTGACACCTGGGAGCTATACCTCAACCAATTTAACCGTGGATGCTGATGGTAGGATCACGGCGGCCTCCAGCGGTTCGGGGGGGAGTGGAACGGGGTACACTCTCATTTACAATGCAGATAATTATTCGACCGGACATGGTACGCAAGCCGCAGTTCAAGCAGCCATAAATGCTGCCGATGATGCTAATCAGGGGGGAACGGTTTACTTGAGTAAAGGGGTTTGGACATTTACTTCCGGCGTAACCGTGAATGATGTTAGAATACACATCCAGGGGGCAGGGAAAGGGGCCACTGAAATAGCCCTTACTGGCGGGACTAAGGGGATAACCTTTACGGGGACCTCCTATTATTGCGGGGTCCACGACCTTAGCTTTAGGTCCACGTCTTCAAGGATGGCCATTTACTTAACTAATGGGGGCGCAGGGAATTACAGCAACTTCACGGACCTCCATTTTGGGGAAGGGATATCCTATGGAATTAGGATAGGTTATCTTTGTGGGTGGGGGTTGGCAAGCAATATCTCATCAACGGCGGCAACAAGTATGCAAGCCATTATCCATTTTGACACCGGGGCTGCTTCATGGGCTCAAAATCCGACCGGGTGGGTAATCAACAATGTGAACGGTGACACAAGAAGGGCCGGGATACTAATGACCGGGAACTCTTTTGGGGATGCTGTCTTTAGCAACTTAAATATCCATATTGCTTCTGGAGCGTCTTCTGTGTGCGGGGTTGAAATGGTTGGTGGAGGGGCTTATTCTTCAAACATAACGATAATGAATATTCACCTTGACGGCATGGGAACAGGGGTCTTGGGCGCAGGAGAAGCCACAATTAAGGCAACAAATTGCAATAAAATAACAGCCCTTGGAATTGCCAAGGGAGGATATGTTACTAACTATGTAGACTTTTCAGGATCGTCTTCATATTATTACATTTATACTGGCGGCGTAGGGTCAGGATGATAATGCCAATGTCTAACCTAAAGGAGAAGTAAAATGAAAAAGCTATTTTTAACATTACTTGTTAGCATCTGTCTTATGGCTTCGCCTGTCTTTGGTGCGGCCATAACGGACAAGTCCATCGGTGGGCTTATCGTGGTCCTGGAGGCTGGGGCCACCACTGAGATGCTTGTCGGTGGGGGCGGGGCCGGGAATATTCCTGTCTGGACTACGGTTACTGGAACGGGTGCGCCTGTTCTGGCAACTACTCCAACGCTGGTTACTCCTGTACTTGGAGCCGCAACGGGAACGAGCCTTGATATGTCTGGGACCATAAGTGGAAATCTTTTTACGCCTGATGCTGCGGATGGGGCCGATATCGGATCTGCTGCCCTGGAGTTTTCTGATATTTATCTTGCTGATGGTTCAATCATTAAGTTCCAGAACGATCAGAGTGTTACGCTAACAAGTAGTGCTACTGGATTGACCGGCAATCTTGATCTCCAAGGAAAGACCGTAACCGCTGAAGACTCTTTTAACCCGGATGCGGCCAATAGCGCAACGCTGGGAACTGTGGACCTTGAGTTTTCTGATTTATTCCTTGCTGCGGGTGGTATCATTTACGGTGAAGCCGATCAGGGTAATACCTTGACAAGTTCCGCTACTGAATGGACGGCGAATCTTGGGTTAACAGCTTTGGGTAACATTAACGCCGGGGCTGACGATGATATAGCGCATATTTATATTCATCATGCTGGGACACTGGTTTTTAATGATGCGTCAGACGATACGACCGTTACGCTTGGTCCTGTTGGGGATGGAACGACGAATCTTGGAATCACTGGCGGGTTGACTATTTCGGCGGCAAGCTCACTAACCGCTGGAGATTTCACATTAACTAATGGTAATCTTGTGATCGGCACATCCGGCAAGGGGATTGATTTTTCGGCTACGGGTGATAGTGGTGGTATGACAAACGAATTATTGGATGATTACGAGGAAGGAACGTGGACTCCAGTATATACACCCCAAACTGGATCGTTTACAACAATGACAATGGAGGTTCTGACTGCGAAATATATCAAAATCGGAAGGCGTGTCTGGTTGATAGTGAACATTCAAACAGATAGTGTTGATGCGACTGGAGCATCCGGTGATCTCTTTATTAGTGGACTACCATTCACGGTAGCTAACCAATCGGGTAGCGGGTCGGTGACTGTTAATTACGCAAATTCCTGGGCTGGCGATCATCCGTTAAATGGCACTATGACTGATAATAGCACAAGTTTAAAGCTTAGATATAGGACCTCCACTCCTGGTTCAGATCTTGATCTTGATGTTTCTGATTTGACAGCCGGGGTAACAGCTAACCAAAATAGAGTAATGATTATGGGGACATATACAACCGAATAAAAGGAGGTTATTATGAAAAAATTATTTACGTTTGCATTTGGAATCTCTTTCGTTTGCTATTTTCTTTGTGGATATGGAATTGCAGGAGGTCTTACAAAAGATACTGTGATTGATCGCATAGAGGTTATTGATAATGGTTGTGTTCAAGTCCGTGAAGCCATTCAGATAGCGGAAGACGGTAAGATTATTGGACAAGAATTTCACCGCTACGTTGTGGCTCCTGGGGATGATTATTCAAAACGAGATGCAAAAGTGAAAGCTATTTGTGCAACAATCCATACTCAAGCGGTAATTGATGCTTTCATTAAAGCCAACGAGTTAGCCCTGAATCCGCCTGAGCCAGTCAACCATCCGGGGCTGTCAAAAGAGATAGTAATTAGCAAAATCTATATTCTTAGAGATGAAACTGTTATTCCGATTCAAACTGTTAAAATATATGAAAATAGTAAAATGGTTGGTGCGTCTATTAAAACTTTAGCGAAAATTAAGCCTGGGGATGATTATTCAATGTCCAACAAACGAGTTAGGGATATTTGTGATACGTTGAAAATCTTGAAGGAGTAAAAAGGCGGAATAATCATGGCTAAATGCCCAGACCCGAAATGCCACGAAGAGATGCAACTGAAGTTGAAGGGTAAAGTTAAGTATGACGACTTCAACTCATTGAAGAGATGTGTCGGCCACAAGGTTAGCAAGAAAGTGGTCTGGGTGGTCTTTGTAGTTGTTGTCCTACCGTTGTTAGTTACAGGGATTAAGGTTTGGTCTGGGCAGGAAGCTGATCCCTTGAGGTACGCTACCAAGGATGAATTGGCTACTTGCAATAAAGACGTTGTTGAAACCAAGATCCTCATAAGGCAGCTTAAAGAAGACATGAGGGAGGTAAAGCGGGGGCAGGAGATCCAAGTGAAGGACACTAAGGAGATCTTAAGATACCTCCGGGACAGCCGCTAATCTATTTCCCCTGGATTACAACCTCGCCGTCCCCGGCGTACACGGTCCCCCGTTCTATCATGATCCTGGGGGTGTTCCGGTATCTCTCCCGGAACTCCTGGGCGACCTTGGCCTCTATTACCGCCTCTATACTATCGTTTTGCATAGTCTGATTGTGGCAGAGTATGACAACCCCTAAGATCATTAAAGCTAAGACGCTGAAAGCTATTATTTCACGGTGTAGTAGGTCGAACATCTTTAATCCTCCCAAAATCCCTTTTGCCTGGTGGGCTTATTGCTCAACCATGACACACTAAAGGTTTTGATCTGTTTCTGTTCAACGTCGTCCAGGGCAGCTTTAACTGCGTCCCTGAGTTCATCCTCGTCCTCAAGCTCATCGATAAACTTTTGATCGTCTTGATACGTCGTTATTCGGTACACTTGTCTCCCCTTCCAGCCACTCCCAAAGATCCTCTCCGAGGCACTTCCTCATATTCTCGGCCTGCTGCTGAGGCCCCCATTCGTCCCATGGACGGCGGGGGGTTGTGCGTTCGGGGTAATCTTCAGGAGTGGCTATAGGCTTAAAAGGCATTGTTTACGCTCCTGGGATCTCGGCCTTCACAATGGACAATATCATGGCTTCCTGGTCAGGATCTTCCGGGACATCGTTGGCCGACTCGTAACCATTAGCCCCCAAAGTGTTGAAGTAGACGACTTCATTCTTATCGTGGAGAGCCTTCATTTCGTCCAGAAAGTTCTTCCGGCGCGTCCATGGCGGGAGAGTCTTAGGGATGAAAGAAGATTGCTCCCCTTCCCCCTGATCTTCGAGGGGCGGCTCCGGCGGTCGGCCCTCTTCCTTATCTTCAGGCGGAACGATAAGCCCGTTGAAGGATTCGTCCGGGAAGGTATTGTTCCACTTCAGCCGGAGATAGTCCTGGTCCTTAGCCTCCCATCCCCGGATTGCCACAATATTCTCCAACACTAAGGCTCGGAAGATCCCCTTGTTCTTATCTGAGGTATTTGGCCTCATTGCCTTTAGTTCGTCGAAGAGGGTAACTTCTTCAGGTGGCGCATCGTCAGCCCGATCCTTAATCCAAGTTTCGGCGGCTACCTTGAAAGCAACTTGATCCTTCATGACCTCGGCTTCAACTTTGTCCACTGACAGCCCATTAGCCTTTGCGGTCTCTTTAACGAATTTCTCCACCATGTTAGGCGGTAGGCCCATTCCCTTGACGGCGGAGATAAAGACCGTGTGCTGGTTAGCTTCGTCATTCTCGGTGGGTATCTTTGCTGGAATGTCCCCCTGAGGCTTACCTTCGTCCGGTTTCTCGTAAGCACCTGTAGCGTCCGGGTACATATCAATCGCGTCCATATTGTCCTCAGACAACCTCATTCCCTTGAGGACATCCCCGAACTCATCACGAAGCGGGAAGTTCCGACATTTGAATTGCATCATGCGCCTGGTGTACTTGGCCCATGGACTCGGAGGGGATATCTTGTCAAACCCGGCGCGGATCGTATCCTGCCAGGACCAGGTTCCCTTTCTCTCGTCAGGCATACCCTTGCGCTTCATGAGGCAATGGAAGGTCCAGTCGTCCGTGTAGGGTGTTCCCTCTTCCCATTCCTTGAACTTCTCCAGGAGCCCGGAAGCCCTAACTATTGCCAGGGCTGCGTCCCCAAAGATCCCCGCCTTCCCGTTGATTACGGCAATGTCCAGGGACAATCCCCTTTTCAAAGTCGATGTTAATCGGTTGCCGCTTGACTACTTCTTTTCCTTCTTCCATGTTTCTCCTTTCTTAGGTTAAAATAGTTTTTGTTGCCTGGTTTCTCTCTCAAACCTCTCACAAGCCGCCTTAAAGTATTCTTCGTCAATTTCGCATATATCCAGGTCATACCCCTCATGCCAGCAAGCTATAGCCGAGCTAAATGACCCGCCGTGTGTGTCTAAGATTGTTTGTCCGGGTTTGGCGTAGTTGGTGAGTAACCAGCGGTAGAGGGATACGGGTTTTTGGGTGGGGTGGATGCGGTGTTCTTTGGCGGCCATGTTTTGCTGAAGCATACCCTGCCATTTCCAAGTGAATTTTCTTACCGCTGAATTGAAAGATGTCCAAGCAAGTTCGCAATCTGCAAAATCGTTTTCTCCATTGTCTTTGTCCCAGACAATAAAACAAGAGCTTGGTGGTAACTTAAAAAAGTTACCACCCCATATTATTTGGTTTTGTGAAATTCGTTGTAGTTCTAAAAAATATTCTTTATTTGATATCTCTCTATCCCAATTTTTCGGAGTAAACTTCGTAGTTTCAGCCATACAACCCCTGGAATGATTTTTAAGCCCGTCCTCACCTATCCCATAAGGCGGGTCCACAATAGCCAGGTGATAATGGTCATCTGGCGCATCGGCCATTAGCCCCATACAATCCCCTCTATCCGCTCTAATCAGCGGCTTATGGGATAGCTCTATCATCTTTACACCCTCAATTTAACTTGAGTATCCTGATAAATCTTCAATCCAGGGGCTTCCCTCATTCCAGCCTTAACCGCCTCGTTGATCTTCTTCATATCCGGGGAGCAGAATTGACGCTCAACGGCCCCAGCGTCCACGACCTCGGCCTTCCAGGGCCGGGCCATAGTTACGGAGGCCCCGGACTCCCCCCTCGTAACCTTATCAATCTGGGGGACTACAGGGGAGGGTAGATTGACAGTTTCAATCCCCTTTTCCTTGGCTTCCTTGTCAATGGCAGCTTGGAGCGCCTTGGCCGCCTCCTGGGCCTTCTTCTCTTTCTCTCGGCGCTCCAATTCTTGTTTAAGGGTGAACTCCGTGATCTTCTTCTTTAAGACGGCTTCGATCTTATTGATTAAACCAGCCTTTGTTTTAGGGTTGGTGTCATAAAACGTCTTAGCCAATGAGTTGACGAATTTCACATACTTATTGGGTTTGTCCACGATGGACTTCCGGTTAACTTCTAATTTCTTTCCAAGGGTGACGGCCTCTCCCAGCATAACCACGGCGTTCTCCATGCCGGCTTGATCTAAGATCCGATATTCATTGGCTTGGTCGAGCATGGAGTTAACCGTCTCGAGATGGGCGTTGAACCGGGCCTTTACGGACTCCAGGTCGAAGGGATCTGAAACCTTACCGCTAACTATAGGTCCAACCATGTCAGCACATTCCGCTTCCGTCATAGCTTCCCCTTCTGGTATGGTGTCTCCATCGAATAATCCCATCACTCTTCCTCCCTTCTTTCGCCAAAGGATTTCCATGTATCCGGGGCGAGTATAAAGTCCTCCAGACCAATAAAGAGATCGTCCCTAGTCGCAAACGCAAGTCTCCCCCTATCCCCGAACTTAACAATAAAGCCCATATTGGCTGTGGGGATGATTTCCAGTTTAGTGTTAATGACTTTTCCCACTTTCATGATTTTCTCCTTTCTTATTTAAAGTGTCCTTGGTTGTGCAAATAACAATAAGCGTCTGTGTGGCTATTGCATCCGGGCCATCCGTGATCGACTTCGGCCTTTCATCGTGCCTTGACTGCTTCCGTGAAATCTTTGAAATAGCCAAGGTATTTCCGTTTATGGTCTACTTGGATGTCGGCTCCCCATTTATCATGTTGGGTGTGCCAATAAACTCCAGTGACCCCGCTAATATTGTCCTTGCGCTGCTTGCTGTTCCGGGTATTACATTGCGCTGATACATGGCGAAGGTTTACCCATCTATCATCGTCTCTTATCCGGTTAATGTGATCCATTTGATTTTCGGGAAAATATCCCTCCATGTATAACCAGGCCAAACGTGAGGCGAGATATTTTTTACCATCAAGCCGAATCCGCCTGTAACCCTTTACGTTTACGCCTCCACCCAGGTCTCTCGCCGCATACCTTCCCCTTGAGATCTTCCAGGTGAAAATCCCCGTTATTGGGTTGTAATCCAAGAGTTCTTTGAGCCTATCCTGGGTCAGCTTACCCATTATTTGCCTCCACTATTAAAATATTTCCAGGTTGTTAGTGCTGCTAAGAAAACTGCAAAAGCTGTATTTATACTTTGCGTATACTCAACCATTTTTGCAGCCTTGCCTTTGGGGTGGAGCATCACCGCCGCCGCCCTCTCTACCCTCATACCATCGGGTAAGCCACCATGCTTATCTACCAAGTGGCAATAGGACGCAATTTGAAGGGGCCAGGTTTTAGATTCACTAACTGGACTTTTCCAATCCAAAACAACCGCTGAGGGGTTGCCTTTAAGGATCAAACAGCAATCAGGGTGCCCATGGAATCCATGACAATCGCAAGCAAGCTCTTCCTCTACCAGGATCACCTTATCGACCATAATATCCGCCCATCTCTTAAAGCTGTCAAACCTGGGTTGAGCCTCATCGTCCAGCTTAGGGACCCATAACCCTAAAAGGTGCGCGGCTATGGCTCCATGTATCCTCGTCCCTCGTTCCGCTGCATGGCGCAGGACTTCCGGGGGTATCCTGGAAAAGTCAGCGTAGGGGCTTAGGACTGTGGTTGAGCTTGGATTTGGGTTATCCATATTATCTTTCTCCGTAAAAGATAACCCTGGCAGAGCAACCGTCCAAGAAACAGACCCTTCCGACTGCTTGGCGATTGATACCAGGGTCCCCGCCCCGCCGATCTGCTGACCCTTCGCTTATTGTGTCGGGTTCTGAGTGTCGAACGGGGCAGGCGGTCACTAAGCTCAAATGTGAGGGCGGAGTGGGTTGATGGTGGGCGTTAGCATCCCTAACGCCTCTTTTCTTGTGAACCGGCACAAGGAGGTGAACCATCTTTTCTCCGCCTGGACCCACAGGAACAAGAACAACACTCAGACTCCGCGGAGGAGTTTTGAGTATGCTGCTTTTGAAGGATTGCTCCCGCCACCTTGCGGCTCCATCACGGTGAGCGAAGTTTGTTTCCTGGGGGTTCATATTACCTCACATTTCAATTTAGCGAATGATTAATATTTAAGATTTTTTATCGCTTGCATTATCGGCACTACAACTTGAGGGACTATGGCGTTTCCGAGTGATTTAAGTCGGTCCACCCGAGAGGGTATCCCATGAGCCACTCGACCCATGTTGGGTTCAACTGTCCACCATCCGGGTGAGAACGGTTCAAGTACATATAAGGATGATGTTCTGATTCCTTCCCTCCCCTTAGTCCGTTTGCCGCTGAAGGAGTCGGCCACAACTTTGTTTCCCTCACTTGATCTTGTAGTCTCAGACTGTGGTGCATTCCTGATGGACGTTTCAGCTTGTTCTCTGCTAAATATGCCAGCATTTCCTTTGATGCTGTTCCCCCTGCACAAGTGTCCGGTGTGAGCCACAATCCAGACCCGATCCCGTCTGTGCGGGGCGTTTTGGGCGCAAGCTGGAATAATAAACGCTTGTGTGGCGTAGCCTTGATCTTCCAGGTCAGAAAGCACCGTGTCGAGTGCCATATTGACGATTCCAGCAACATTCTCGCCAATGACCCAACGGGGCCGGACTGCCTTAATAACCTCAAACATTTCCGGCCAGAGATAACGGTCATCTTCCTTGCCTCTTCGCTTCCCGGCGACACTAAAACCTTGACAGGGGAATCCCCCTGTGAGAAGATCGATATTTGTTGAGGTATTTTTTGGATAGGAATATTCCCTTTTTCTATTGCCTTCACAGCTTTGATTAGTTTGGCTTGACCATCTACTCCCTGATTGCTTTTTATCCTCGGGCTGTTCCCCTTCCATTCCACTTCTCGAACTACATCTATTGTGTCGGTTGCCTGTGGTGTAGGCCAAAATGTTATTGACATCTCTCACATCCTCCACGATAGGTACATCAGGCCAATGTTTCCTGAGTACCTTCTGACAAAACTTATCCTGTTCAACAAAACAAACGACTTCATGTTCCTCCCCCCATACGGTTCGAGCGGCAAGGGCGAACCCTCCTATCCCTGAAAAAAGATCTAAATGTTTCATTACATTTCAGTCTATAAATTGTTGACGTTTACTATTCGTTAATCTTGGTCTGAAGTATAGACGATAAAGAATAGTTTGTCAAGCAAAATCTTTCACTTTTTCATATAAATCGTAATTCACTAATATATTCAAACCCTTAAAACAAGTTAAAAAAAAGACTTGACATTTAAATTTTAGACGTGATACCTTTCGCACAAAGGAGACTACACAATGAATTATAGGAAAACTTTAAAACTCAATCAGGCAAAAGTGAAGGCGGAGATGAAAAGGCAGGGGTTGTCTTATCAGGACCTCGGAGATAAGCTCCATATCTCCAGACAGGCAGTTGGTTACTATTTCTACAATAAGCCAGCCCTGTCTATGAGAACAGTATCGAGGTTGGCCTGGGCGCTTAACTGCGATCCTAAAGATCTGTTAATTTAAGGTTCAACCTTGAAAGGACTCTCGATGGAAAAGGGTTTTGTTAAGCTATCCCGCAACCTACTAAACAATCGAATGTGGTTGGCCGAGCCTTTCACAAGGGGGCAGGCCTGGGTCGATATGTTTTCATTGGCAAATCATAGGGATGGATACATCCGTAAAAGGGGTGTAAAGGTGGTGGTTAAGCGGGGTCAATTAGGGTGGTCAGAAAGGGCGTTAGCGGAACGCTGGAAGTGGTCAAGAGGGAAGGTTAGACGGTTTTTAAATGAATTAAAAAAAGACGAAAATATAGTACCACAAAAATCAAACGTAACTACCTTAATTACCATAACTAATTACGACGAGTACCAGGGATACGGACCACAAACAGTACCACAGACGGACCACAAACAGTACCAGAACAAGAATGATAAGAAAGATAAGAAGAAAGAAAGAAGAGATAAGAAAGAAAATTTTAAGCCTCCAATGGTCGAAGAAGTTGTCTCGTATTTCACCTCTAAGGGTTATTCTGAAAAAGCAGCCCGTAAGGCCTACGATTTTTACGATACTGCCAACTGGCACGACTCAAGGGGAAATAAAGTTAGAAACTGGAAACAGAAGATGATCGCTGTTTGGTTTAAGGATGAAAACAAACAGGGGATGTTTAAAACAGGCAATCGGATGGAAGACCAAAACATTGAAGCTGCAAGGCAATTTCTTCAAGGGGGTGCGCCATGAATAAAAAAGACAGACCTCGGTTTACTCAACTTATGTTAGGGATGGCTGACAATTTCAGGGACACAATAACGAAACGAGGGCTTGATATGAGGTTCGATATGTTAAAAGAGTTCTCAATGGACCAGGTGGAGTTTGCATCCAGGAAGATCCTAAGAACCCGTAAGTTCACCAAGATGCCACCTATCGCTGAATTTATCGAAGCCCTGGAGGGCAATGCGAAGACAAAGGGGTTAGAGGCTTGGGCGGTGGTTATGGAAACCCTTGCGATGGGTTTTAGCCCCCCCGAAGACCTTAAGATCACGGAAGTCGTTAATCATATTGGAGGCTGGTCGTGGTTAATAGCTCGGAGCTACGATGAACTTCACTGGATAGAAAAGAGGTTTATCGACCACTATGAGAGCCTCGAAGGAAAACAATTACCGGGGCTGATCGATGGTAGGGTCACTAAGTTGCTGGAGAGAGTTAATTTCTAACTACGGGAGGGGTTAAAATGGACATCATGAATATTAAGAGGATCTTAGGGAAGTTTTTTTATCCGCAGGGCGAAGTCGGTGGGGACCGAAGACAGCTAACTAAGGCACAGAAGGTCCACCGTAAAGCCAGGAACAAGATGGCGCGGGAGAGCCGCAGGAGAAACAGGTAATGTCTAAGAATGAATTTACAAACGAGTGGTATATAGCGTATATGGCGAAACGTAGGTTGGAGAAAAACCCCATGTATGGTGTTGACAATGAGGGGCAGGTTGTTCTTATTGGCCCAGAGGATATCCCAGAGCTCTCCACTCCAGGCCCGGAGAAAGCCCTTCAACAAAAGGTCCAGGACTATTGCAAAGAAAACGGATGGCCCTGCTTTCATGATCGGAGCAAGAAGGTCAACACTCCTGGATGGCCGGACTGTTTTATCTTTTTACCAGGCATGGGGGAAGCAACGGCTTACAAGATAGCAGCTCATTGTTTAACACCCATTGAACACGAAATAGAACCACATAAAGGACAGCAGATTGCCGACAAGATTGTGGCGCAGCTAAGGGGAAAGGGAAAGGTGGTTCTCATAGAATTGAAATCTGAGTCCGGGACCTTTCGGAAGGAACAGAAAGAGCTTAGGCTGATACTGTACCGGCTGGGACATAAGGTTTATAGCGCCAGGTCGTTTAAGAGAGTAGTCGAAATTATTGAATGGGAAAGGGAGGATAAAGGTGGCTACGATAATGGTTAAAATACGCTCATTGTCCATAGGATTGATCCTGATAGCGATCGGGGGGTGTATTCATACCGACCCCTGGACTAAGACGGACAAGGCCATGGAGGGGGTTTATATGGCCTTACACGCTATGGACTGGAATCAGACCCGGAACGCAGATTGGGATAAATTCTACGAAAAGAACCCTATCCTGGGGTCAGCCCCAAGCAAGCTCAAGACGGATCTCTATTTCTTAACCACAGGGCTCTTACACCCACTTGTCACCCATATCCTGCCTCAGGAGTGGCGGGTGTATTGGCAGTCAATCACAATCGGAATGGAGGTCTATACAGTGGGGAATAATTTCAGGATCGGGATGGGGTTTGGTTTTTGACCCCAATTAAGGGGCCAGGGGTAAGGGTTAGGCCTTATTGCTCTCCACGACTCTCCAGAGAACGTCTATAATCAACCGTCTAATCGTGATGTCCTTCCGGGCTGCCAGGGTCTTAACCCTTCGCCACAGCACCAGATCAATGTTTCTTAGGAGATATGTTTTCATGATTCCTCCCATATCTTCCACTTATCCGTCCCTATTGGGGCGATTGCGCTACAGTGGTTACATCGTTTAAACGTGACGAAACACATCTGACCGTCAGGCCCCACCGGCTTCCTAATCATGCTCCAGTCTTCATGCTTACAAGCCAGGTGCGCCGTAACCCGCTGCTTCCCCTCGAACTCAACGATCTTTCGGATGATTCGCATTTCCGGGTAGTTTAAGCCCCACATACCCCAATGACTCAAGGTGTCTAAAGAACTGGCAATGTCTTCAAGATCCTTGTCGGACATCAGCTTTAAGCTGTTTTCCCATTCTATTAACTTAGGCATTACACTAACCCCCTTTCGAGTAATTTTGTTCGTGGATGTCCAAACTTCCCCATGAAATGATCGCGCCCCGCTTCATACTTGTGGTGGCAAGAATTACAACGTAATCCTGTAATTTTACCAGACTTATCAAGTAAGTTTTTTCGGTCAAGCACATTTAATTTAATTGGCTTGTTGCATCCAGGCTCACAACATACAACGCTCAACGATATTTTATTAAACGGATACGGTTTTTTCATTACACTAACCCCCTTTCGATCAACATATTCGCGGTGCGGCCATAATGACCCTGTAACTCCCATGCCAGCCCGGACTCAATCAAGTCCTGGAAGAACTCAATCGTGTCCTCTTCTGACATTTCCCCGTTCTCGTACTCAATGATCTGCTCTATTGCGGTCATGGTTTTTTCTCCTTGTGTTAGTGGTTAGCGGGTTACGAACTGTATATCTTTATAACTAAGATAACACCCCCCTGTCAACCCCAGAATAACGCCAGATTCAGCAAGCTAACGGAGTTATGGGGCCACAGCTAACTCCAGAGAACTAAGATCAGCCATTTCCTAAGATTTCCTTCGATTACACCCCTTCACGCCACTAAATAAGCCCTCTAACGTAATTAAAAACTTGACAGCGTTAAAATATAATGCTACACAACAGATGTTTATCTTTTCCTCCTTGTAGTGGCTCCGGGTAGTCTGCGGGGGCTCCCGGAGTCCAACCTCCCGCAATTACAAGAGAAAATGAAGACAGCACTGTTAAGCGCAATCGTGATTCTATCATGGGTCGGAGGTTACAACGAGCCGAACCAATACCAGGTCAACCACGAAACCCAATTCCCAGCCGCTAATCAATTCTACATCGATGACTTTAACAGGACGCAAAGAAACACCAGGGGTATTGTTATCCCTGGAGCTTATAGTTATGATCCAGCCTGGGTTATCTCAGAAGAGCCGAGGATAGACTTCTAATGGCAGGTGGAAGACCTACAAAATACCGTAAAGAATATTGCGAGACGATTATACCTCTAATGGCCGAGGGAATGGCTAAGGTTGAGGTATGCGCGAAATTAGGCATAGATTACAATACGTTCATGTCTTGGCAGGATAAACACCCTAAGTTTTTCTTATCCGTAAAAAAAGGGGATAAACTTTCTAAGGCCTGGTGGATGAAGCAAGGACGCATTGCTTTACGGGATGGCACATTCAACTCAACGCTATGGTACATGAACATGAAGAACCGCCACGGCTGGGCCGATAAGAAGGAAGTTAAGGTCGCTGGAGCCCTGGATCTCAACGTGAACGAGATGTCAGAAGAGCGTAAGGCGGAGCTTAAAGAGATTGCGAAGATAAGGTCAGAGATGGCTATTAAGGCATTAAGGGAGAAGGATGGCGAAGCTGACGCAAAATAGGCTCAGACATTTTTTGAATTATAACCCTGGAACGGGAGTGTTTACCTGGAAGGTTTCAAGGGGTGGTGTCAAGGTTGGCTCACAAGCTGGAGACGTTAAAGCATCCGGGTATAGATACATTGCCGTGTCCGGTAAAAGGTATCTTGCCTCCCGGTTAGCCTGGTTGTTTATGGAAGGATATTTCCCTGAGCATGAAATGGATCATATTAATCGGTTTCGGGATGATAACAGATGGGAGAACCTTCGCCACGTCACGAAACAATGTAACGCAAGGAACAGCAAGAGGCTTAACACTAACACCAGCGGGATCACCGGGGTTTCTTGGCATAAGAAAACTGGCAAATGGAGAGCTTCAGCGGTTATAGATGGGGAACCAAAACACCTTGGTCTTTTCAGGTCTTTCATTAATGCAGTCAAGGCACGATGGCAAGCCGAAGTAGAACATGGTTGGCCTGGCTGTAATAGCCACACGGATGCTTTTTGCTATTTGCATGGAGAGGGGTAATTTGACAGCGCAATCACAAACTGAGCCAACCCCCGAAGAGATAGCGGCCTTAGATGCTTGGTATTGGGCTTGGTTCAATAAGATCCGGCTTCAGGCCAGTGTTTACACGCTGCAGGGCCATGAATGGCAAATCAAACCCATGGAGTCAGACCATAAGCACCGAGTTGGTAAGAAGGCTGCCCAGCTTGGATGGTCAGAGATGGAGGTCCTTAGAACTATCCACGGAATGATATATGGGAAGTATCCTTCAGGCTGTCTTTACCTGTTCCCCACTGGAGACGATGTGTCAGACTTCTCTAAAGCCCGTTTCAATCCCCTCATAGCAGACAATCCTCGAACCATTGGCAAGTACGTCCAGTCCACAGACTCCACTAACATTAAGCGGATCGGATCTGGGATGCTGTATCTCCGTGGTGCGCGCCTATCATCCGTAATCGAAGGGATGAAGAAGGATAGCTCGAAACTACGCTCCATTCCGGTTGACAAGATCGTGCTTGATGAGAGAGATCTTATGGACTCCAAGGCCGTTGATATGGCTATGGAGCGTATGAGCCACAGCAAGGTCCAGGAATATGCGTCCTTCTCAACGCCTACGGTCCCGGACTTCGGAGTTGATAAGGAGTATCAGGAGTCAAACCAGCAAGTTTGGATGATTAAGTGCCGAAAGTGTAATACATACACCTGCTTAGAGACAGAGTTCCCGGAGTGCGTAGGTGATAATGGGTTAAGACTTTGTAAGAAGTGTCGTCAAGAGATCTTTCCCATGGATGGCGAGTGGGTGGCTAAGTACCCGGACCGGATGGGGTCCGAAGGCTACTGGCTAAGTCAACTCAACTCCGCCTACATTGATCCTGGTCAGATCCTCAGGCTCTACAATGATCCCCCGGAGGGTAACATTCAGGAAGTCTACAACTCTAAGCTGGGTATGGCTTACATAGCCGCCGAGAATAAGCTCACCAGGAATGATGTCTATGCCACCTGCGGTCAGGAAGTCATGAGAACAAGCGCACCTGGGCCTTGTGCTATGGGTGTGGATGTGGGCAAGACTCTCAACGTCGTGATCGGAGGGAAGCCTGGTCATGATCGTAGGCAGATCCTCAAGATGGCGAGGGTTAGCTCCTTCCAGGATCTTCACGACTTAGCCATACGCTTCAACGTGAAGTGTGCGGTCCTTGATATCGAACCTGAGACCAGGGCAGCCAGGGACTTCCAAGATAATGAGCCTTACGAGGTATGGCTATGTGATTACACGGACAACCCCGGAACCTCTCTAAGATGGAGGGAGGACAACCGGACGATCATGGCCTTCAGGACGGAAGCCTTAGACGTGGTTCACAACCTCGTTACAAAGGAAGGTCTCCTGGAGATCCCCCGGATGTGTGATGAGGTAGAGGAATATGCAAGCCAGATGTCTAACATCGCTAAGGTGCTGGAAGAGGACAAGGAGACAGGTGGCCGTAAGTATCGATACCGTAAGCTGGGTGCTGACCACTATTTTCATACGACCGCTTACTTCTGCCTTGCTGCCAAGAGGATCGGTATTATGAAGGACTCGTTTCACGTTAACAAGACGGCTTCAATAGCCAAGACTGAGTTTGAGGTAATATGATGAAATTAATAGAGATGAGCCTTGTATGTTTCGGTGGTGGCGGTTACACTCCCCCTCCACCTCCTGCTGTTCCAACCGAGGATGATCCTGCGGTCAAGGCGGCTGCTGAGGATGCAGCTAAGAAGGAGAAGGATCTTGCCCGGAAGCGTAAGGGCCGGAGATCCACGATCTTAACGAGTGGCCTGGGGCTGTCTGGAGAGGCTTCTACTAAGTACGGACAGCTAACGGGCGGCAAGACTAAGCTGGGGCAATGAAAGGAGAAGCTATTAAAAAAGGTGGGTTTGCGCTACCTCAGCCAGGTGGTCCAGGGAGCCGTTTAACGATGGAGGCATTACGGAAGGCTATAGAAATTATAAGAGGAACGAAACATGAACGGTAAAGAGCTATGTAAAGTCAATGACAATCTCAAGGAGGCCCGGTCTAACTGGGACAGCACTTGGCAAGAGATAGCGGATAACATTGTCTTTAGAAAGACCAGCATCGTTGGCACGTCTGAGGCTGGGACTAAGAGAACGCAAAAGATGTTTGACTCAACCGCTACCATGGCCGCGCAGGACTTAGCAGCCTGGATATCCGGTAATCTAACGTCCGGGGAATGGTTCAGGCTGAAGATGGGAGGCGGTTCTAAGGAAGTCAAGGAGTACCAGGAGTGGCTTGAAGAGGCCAGGAAGATCCAGCATGAGGCCTTTAGAGATAGCAACTTTAGCAGCGAGTGGAACGAGGTTCTCCTGGATTTGGTACAGTTCAATACCGGGGCCTTCCACGTTGAAGAGAACGAGCTTACCTCTTCCGGGTTTAATGGGTTCAACTTCATTCCCATGCCTCCTGGGTCGTACTGTGTGATGCTGGGACGGAACAGGAGGGCTCAGGGGATCTTCAGGGAACTTAAACTACAAGCTCATGAGGTTATCGAACGATGGCCGGACAAGGCCAGCGACGAGATCCAGAAGAGTGCGGAGAAGGACCCTGCGAAGCTCCATGACTTCCTTCAGGCCTGTTTCCCTCAAGAATGGTTCGGGGGTAAGCATAGGGTTAAATCTAAGCCCTTCGTGTCCTACTATGTGGATGTTAAGGCTAAGACCTTAATGCAAGAGGGGGGCTATTTCTGGTTTCCCTTCTTCGTGATCCCATGGCTGCGGGAGAGTGGTGAGGACTATGGCCGGGGTCCTGGGTGGACCTCCTTACCGGATGTCAAAACTATCCATAAAGCCAGTGAGTTAGCCCTGAAGGAATGGGCCTTAACCATAGCACCGCCGCTATTGATCCAGGACAACGGAGTTATAGGATCAGTGCGTATGACCCCTTTCGGGCTTACAGTAGTTAAGGATGTTGATAAGAGCCTGAAACCCCTGAATACCGGAGCCAGGTTCTCCGACAATAGGATTAAAAAGGAAGACCTTAGAGCGTCCATCCGGGAGATCTTCCACGGAGACAAGGTTAAGTTCATCCCTCCAAGAGAGCAGACCGGGCAAATGACCGCGCATGAGGTTGAGCGCCGGTATCAGATGGCTCAAGTCTTATTGGGGCCGACCTTTGGCAACATCGTGGACCATGGCTTTGATCCCTTGATTGAGACCACGTTCAATATGATGTACACAGCCGGGGCCTTCCCTGATCCTCCAGGAGGATTAGCCGAGCTTATAGCCAAAGAAGGGGAGAACGTAGGGGTTGAGTATGAGTCCCCGCTTGCCAGGGCTCAAAGGGTCCAGGAGTTAGATTCTATCGTGGGGACCATTGCGCAGACCATGGCCCTCACCGAGGCTAAGCCGGACATTATGGATAACATTAAACTGGACGAAACTGTGGTGTATGTGGCGAAGGCTAAGGGCTTCCCGGCCAAGCTCCTTAATGATGAAGGCGAAAGGGATGAGATCCGTAAAGGTAGGGCCGACGCTCAGGCTAAGGCACAGGAGGCCGAGAAAGCTGCGCTATTGGCTAAGGCCGCTAAGGATGGAGCCGGAGCTATGAGGGATATGCCAGCGGGGGTTATGGAGGGATTAGCCGGTCAATGAGAAAACAACAATCAAAATTCATGCTACTTTTAAGCCATTTAATCCTCCATGCTTACGGCCAGGGCTATGAGCTTACAGGCGGTGATTTGTGGGCCAGGAGCGGCCATATGAAGAATAGTCTCCATTATGATCGGCTGGCTATCGACCTTAACTTGTTTAAGGATGGGGTGTACCTCACACTAACTGAGGACCACCGTTTCCTTGGAGAGTATTGGAACTCCTTAGACCCTGATTGCAGGTGGGGTGGTCAGTTTAACGATGGAAACCATTATGAGATGTTGAAGCCATGAGACGACAACAACGCAGAGCCTTAGAGCGAAAGGAAACCAAGATGAGTAATGACAAAATACCAAGTATAGGGCCTGGAGGGATTATCCCCTCGGCCATTAAGAACATTGTAGGCGACGATGCTCTTAGGGAAAAGAAGTGCCTTGTCGAAGTTAACCAGATCCTTCAGCGGTACGACTGTGTGTTGGTCCCTAAGTTGGTTCCTCAGGTTGCGATAACCGCAATTCCAAGGGGGCCGTTAAATGGCTGAAGACTCTAAAGCCCTCCAGAAGAGGCAGGAGAAGGAATATAAGAAGCGCCTTGGCGATTACCTTGCTACCTTCACGTCGGCGCATGGTAGGCGGGTCCTGAAGGATATGAGGCGGTCTTATTGTGGAAGCATTGTTCCAGGTGAGTTACCAGAGTTTGCCTTTGCCCTTGGGAAGCGCCAAGTCGTTAAGGATATTGAGGTCATGCTTATTGCAGGCAAGAACCCTCAAGCGATTGAAGATTTGTTTAGGAACCCGGAAGATGATGGATTCACCTTTTAACATGAAAGGAATATGAGATGGAAAAAACATTACACAATTCAGATGTTTCAGGAGCGCACGACAATGTAGGTGACTTGGAGGTTTTTGGCTATGGCGATATGTTCCGGCTTCTTTGCAAGGCCAGTTCAAAGGAAGAGGGTTGGATGAAGTCAACGAAGGCAATGGAGATCCCTGGAGTGGGTTGTGTTGTTCAGGTTACAACTCAACAAGGGGATAACGTCGCCGAAGCGGTTTGCTTTGTCCCTGGGGTTATGATTGCTGATACTGAAGAAGGAGGCCAGGGTCGGATGTTAGCACCCATATTCAATGAAATAGGGCGGAGAATCAATCCGTCATAACGAAAGGAGCTTAAATGGCAGAATTGGACGAAGATGGAAATGTGATTGAGCCAGGAGCAGGAGGCGACGATGGGGACGATCAAGGCGATAATGGGGGCGGCCAGGACGGTGGGGGAGATAGCCGTGACTGGATACCTGAAGACCTCCGGGATGAGAAATCCCTGGATGCTATTAAAGACGTTGGGGGGTTGGCTAAAAGCTACGTTGAAGCCCAAAAGATGATCGGAGGGAGTGTCCGTATCCCCGGAGAGGATGCCACGCCTGAAGATTGGGATGCCTTCCATGCCAAGATGGGCCGCCCGGATAACCCTGAAGACTATGGGCTTGTAAAGCCGGATCTCCCAGAGGGAGTTGAATGGGACGAAGGGATGGTTGAATGGTTCGGGAAAGCCTCCCATAAGGCCGGTTTAAGTAAGACTCAGGCTGGGGCCTTAATGGAGAGTTGGAATGAGATCCAGTTCAATAAGGCCCATGCAGGGCAGAAGGACATGAAGGCTGCCCTGGATGGACTCAAGGAGTCCTGGGGCGACAAGTTTGATGGCCGGGTAGAGTTAGGCCTTCGAGGTATAGAGAGGCTTCTCCCAGCCGAAGATGTAACGCAGTTCAAGGGGCTCTTAGATTCAACGGGCCTTGGTAATCATCCTTTGATGCTCAAGTTCGCCTATCAGGTGGGCAATATGCTCAAGGAAGATGGTTACATCATGGGAGATGGACAAGGTGGGGTCCTGGGGGCCGACTCAGCAAAGGCAAAGATCGCAGAGATCAACGCAGACAAGAGCCATGCCCATTGGGATGATACTAATCCTGGGCATAGGGCTGCCGTAGCAGAAATGGCACAACTATTCAAGATAGCTTACCCAGCGTAAGGAGATTGACTTGTCCCTTGAATATTGGATGTCCCTTAAATATCAAGGGACCTTTAAACATTGAGGGACATATTAACACATGAAAGGAGAACCATGAAGAAAGTATTGTTGTTAGTTGGTGGATTTATTGGAGTTTTAGCCGTTCTCGCATGGTCAGGGCCAGTAAAGGCAGACTTCAAGCCTGGTGTCCACGAAGAGATTAGGGCTGAGATCGGGGCCTTCTTCCAGAGAAACGAGGGCAACAAGATCACCATAGATGTCATGGACGGCCTCATGTTACATCTTAACCAGATCTTCGAGAAGAATGTTATCAAGCCACCGGCGGAGCCTAAAGTTAGCACGATCCCAGACACAAAACTGCCGCCGAGACCGAAGCCAAACCTTCCGCCCAAGAAGTAGGCAGCATAAGAAAGGAGCTTAAATGGCAGTAGAGCGCACAATGAAGACGGCCCTATCAGAAGAGGATTACAACCTTTGGGATGAGGGTAAAAGGCCTGTGAAGGTCCCAGCCCCTGTTCACCCGGAGCCTAAACTGCAAAAGGCGGGTAAAATTTTATCCCTTGACAAAATCAAATTGGATAAAGTATCCTTAGCGGTAACAGGCCGTAGGAACATTAAGCAGAATAAGGATGGAGTTAGGTTTATCGGCTTCAATGTGGCCTTACAGATGAAAGAAGGGAAGGACGTTGAGGGCTGGATGCCTGAAGCGGATTATATAGAGATGAGGCGTATCTTGTTTCGAGACGGAGCCGTGAACGTGGACAATTTGGAGTATTGAAAACACAACTCATCCGGCACGACCGGAAGGAGATGGACTGTCCATTTGAGGCAGTCCCATTCATAACAAATCGGATAGCCCTCCGGGGTCCGAGACATAGCACGAAATAGACTGGACAACCTTTACAGGTCCAGGCCCGTAGTATCAAGACAAAGGCCTTTAGGCCTGGAGGATCAGCGCGGCTGATAATCCTTCAGAATTATTAACGAAGTATGTTAACTTTTTGGAGGCTTATCATGGCCGAATCAATTGAACAATATTATGTAGAACAGTACCAGAATACTATCCGTATTCTGGTCCAACAAAAGACAAGTAGGCTTGAGGGAACTACCATCCCGCCCATCCAGGTGACAGGAGATGCCTTGTATTGGGAGAGGATGGGATCTACCGAAGCCGTTGATCTTGTCACTCGCCACGACGATACCCCTAACATTGAAGTCGATCATTCCCGGAGAAAGCAGACCGCCACGCCGAAGGTATGGGCTACGCTGCTTGACAAGGAGGATCAGGTTAGGATGCTTGTCGACCCGAAGAACTACTATAACCAGATCGCTCGTATGGCCTTCAACCGGGCCAAGGATAGTATTATCATAACCGCCCTCGGTGGCACGTCTTACTCCGGTCAGACTGGAACGACCGCCGTAGTTTTGCCCTCAGATCAGAAGATAGCGCATGGTGGTGTGGGACTCACCTTAACCAAGCTCATCACGGCTAAAGAGACCATGGACGCTGACGAAGTGGACGAAGAGGCTGAGAGGTATATCGTCGTTGCCGCACGTCAGATCTCCGACCTTCTGGCCGTCACGGAAGTTAAGAGCGCCGACTATAACACGGTCAAGGCTCTTGTAGAGGGTAAGATTGACACCTTCATGGGGTTCAAGTTTATCAGGACTCAACTCCTGGAGCTTACCTCCAACGTCCGTTACTGCTATGCTTACTCTAAGGGTGCTATTGGTTATGGGACCCTGAGTGAGATCGAGTCCAAGATCGACCAGCGGAGCGACAAGAATTACGCATGGCAGGTCTGGGGTAAGATGGACATGGGCGCAACCAGGATCGAAGAAGAGCAGGTCATAGAAATCGCCTGTTCCGAATCTTGATAAGGGGGTAACATTATGTCTAATCTTAATTTCCCAGTCCCGGAAGGCGGAACGGCTGATTTACCGGTGTTCTTGTCGAGTGACGCAGGTGAATTGGTTGACAAGGCTATCGCCGACGCGCTGGTAGCCCTTGGTTTAGATGCAACTGCCGCTGAGGTCAACATGGTCTGTGATGGGGTCCTGAAGGGGAGTGATACCTGGGACCCTGGTAGCTTAATCGACGGAGCGCAGGAGTCCAAAGACTTCACGGTTACGGGTGCTGCCCTTGGTGATTTTGCCATTGCGGGTGCTGGAATAGATGTCGTGGACATTGGTGTTTCTGCGGTGGTTACAATAGCCAACAAAGTCACGGTCACTCTTATCAATGAGACAGGTGGGACCGTTGACTTAGCCACTTCCACTTGGAATGTGCTGGTGTTAAAGAACAACTAACCCTAACGTAGTAACTCGGAGGTAATTTTATGGCTTTAAATTTACCAGTCCCGGAAGGCGGGACCGCCGACCTCCCGGTGTTTATGTCGGATGATGCCCATGAGTTAGTCGATAAAGCTGTCGCTGATGCCTTGACTGCTATGGGCTTGGACGCTACGGCTGCGGAGATTAACAGTGTTTGTGATGGAGTCTTGAAAGGGACTGCTACTTGGAACCCGGCAAGTATAGCTGCTGCGGCGCAGGAGTCTAAGGACTTTACTGTTACAGGGGCAGCTTTAGGCGATTTTGCCATAGCTGGAGCCGGTGTTGATGTCACTGACCTGTTTGTTTCTGCGGTAGTCACGGCAACCAATACCGTCACGGTAACTCTCATTAATCAAACAGTCGGAGCTATTGACTTAGCCAGTAGTACATGGAAGATCATGGTGTTGAAAGCATAACCATAAACCCTAACGTACCACTATGGAGGACGAAAAAATGTTAACTAAATTTCAAGCGTTTGAACCTCATCTTTTAGGTGTGGTTGGTAAACCGAAGAACCTGTTTATCCCGGAGGCTACTCAGAGGTATCCCTTGGGGGCCAGGTTCAAGTACGGCCAGAGAGTTTTTCACTATGCCTTTGCCGGTGGGGTTGAACTCGGTATTGCTGCCTTGGTTCGCAGTACTGACTCTCCGGCTGAAGCTAACGTAACCGTTGGCACAATAGCGGCCATAGGGGCCACTGAGGTCCCCAATATTACCACCACCGCTGCCGAGGCCAATCTTGACGGTGGAATCATGATCGTTAATGACGTAGACGGCCAGGGACAAACCTGTGATATCATTAAGTCAGCGGCTAATGCTACAACGGCTACCTCAACCGATGTTTGGTTGCGCGATCCTCTCACAATAGCACTGGCAATCACATCACAGGTTGAGCTATATAGCTCTCCGTTCTATGACCTGGATGTTGTAACCGGCGTTAATGATATAATTGCGGGTCTCCCGAACATGGTTGTTGCGCTCAATAACTATTTTTGGCTGCAAACCTGGGGGCCGTGTTCATGTATAGCAGGAGGAACCCTTGTTGCTGGAGAGCCTATCATACCTCATACCGATGGGTCCGTACTTCCGGCTACCGCTGTCACAGAGCAAATGACCATTGGTAGAGCCTTAACGGGCGGAACGTCAGGAGAGTATAACGGGATTTATCTAATGATCCATCCGTAAACCTGTTAACCCGAAACCTAACCCTAAAATGCCGGGGAGGCCGATTAGCTTCCCCGGCACTTGAGGAAAAGGATATGTTCTGGAAAATGTTGCTGGTCATTGGGCTCCTATACATGGTCGGATGTGCAAGCATAGAATATAACCCTAAAACCGGCAAGGTGTCATACTCCAGGATTGGAGATCAGCAAATTCAGGGGTTCGAGGTTAGGCAAACTAAAGATGGTTTAATAATTAAAATGGACAAGCAACAATCAGAAGCCGATGCCTTAGCGGAAGCAATAAAGGTGATCGGCATTTTGTCTGTGAAATAAGGAGTGAATTATGGGACACCCCAGAGGAATATTAGGAGGCGAAAGCCTTGATAAGATAGACAAACGTGCCGTCAATGGTTTACTTGGAGTGAGCAACTCTTTAGCTTACAAGGTCCATGAGATTGAAAAACACTTCCATAGTCGTGAACGATGGTTAGGGTTAAAGGCTGTTCCGACTGGAACTGATTGGGCTGACGACGTATTGACCCCTTTTGTTGCTATCTCTGGGGCCGGTGTGGTTGGGGCTGACGCGAACGATGAGGCCTTAGTCCTGGGGACCGATAATACTCCGGTCATTTCAGGCATGGTTAAGTTTGACATCCATCGGATTTTAATTACTGACGTTGATCACGACACTCCTTACAAACTTAGAATCATATATGGGTCTGGGACTATGGCCGCAGCCATTACTGCTTTGCAGTTTTCGGAGGTTATGGTTCAATTCGACGCTACAAACCCTCAGCTATCTGCGGGGGTCCCGGTAGAGGTAATGATGCCAAGGGCAACTTGTGGAACGGACAAGATATGGGTTCAAGCCCGTAACGCTACCGATAACTCAGAAATTGATTTCCTGGTTGGAGTCCATGAATACGTTGGATAAGAATAAAGCCTAATGGAGGTTTGAAAATGACAATCGGATATGTATATAAAGCGATATCAGCGGAGAATGTTTATTCTGACAGCATTGCTATCTATGGAGATTTCAATGTTTCTATCTCCGGTATATCAGGTGATACCGTTCACGTCCAGAGATCCATAGATGGAGGGGTTCTTTGGAAGGATGTTGAGGCCTATACCGCTGACAAGGAGGACTCCGGGGAAGAAGTCGAGAGAGGTTGGATCTATAGGATAGGAGTTAAGACCGGCAATTATGGAGCCGGAGCTATTCTGGCAAGACTTAGCTTCTAAGGAGGTCTATCATGTCAAGCATTGTTGAGATATGTAACATGGGCCTCACCTTGATAGGCGATCAGGTCATTACTGCCTTGTCCGATGATAATGACAGGGCCAGGGTTGCCACAATCTTTTATGAGCCTACCAGAGACGCAGTTCTTAGGGCTCATCCGTGGGGATTCGCAAAAACCAGGGTGGCGCTTGCTGCGGCTGCTGGCAGCCCTGCGTTTGAATGGAGCTATCATTTCACATTACCCACAGATCCTAAATGCCTCAGAGTCTTGAGCGTTGAAGAGGACTATCCGGGGCAAATCCCCTATTCGATTGAAGGGCGTAAGCTGCTCACCGACGATTCAACCATTACCATCCTTTACATAGCCCAGATAACGGACTCAGGTAACTTCGATGCGCTCTTTAATGATTGCCTTGCCGCTCGGCTTGCTATGGCCTTCGCTATGGCCTTGACTAAGCAGAAGACCCTCATAGAGCTTGCTGCCAATGTCTACGATGCTAAGATAGGAGAGGCCCGGACCATAGATGGCCTGGAGAGTACGAAGAAGGAGATCTATAATGATACGCTGACGGTGGTGAGATAAGATGAGATCCAAGCCAGTACAGATGAACTTTACTAATGGGGAAGTTGCTCCAAGATTATATGGCCGGTCCGATCTTGCTAAATATTGGGCTTCCGTAGAAACCCTTGAGAACTTCGTTATCCTTCCTTATGGTGGTGTTGCCAGGCGCGACGGCCTTCAATACGTCGTGGCTCAAGGTGACGAGGCCAGGAAAGTCAGGTTGATCCCTTTCATCTTCAGTACGGAACAGGCTTATGTCATTGAAGCTGGACATGAGTATATGAGGTTCCTCATGAACCATGGTCAGATCGTAGGTGGGCTTGACTCCGATACCGTCTTGCTACTTCACATGAACGGGGTCGATGGGAGTCAGACCTTTACCGACGAAACCGGGACGCATACCGTTACGGCTAACACGACGGCTCAGATTGACACTGATAAGAGTAAGTTTGGTGGAGCTTCTGGGTTGTTCACTAAGTTGGATCTAAGTTATCTTAGAGTCCCGGACTCTTCAGACTTTGACTTCAGTGCTGACGATATTTTCACGATTGAGGTCAACCTTTATCAGACGGCTTTGCAGACAGGAGTAATCTGTAGCCAATACACGGATACTAATAATAAATTCAGACTTATGGTCTGGGCCGACGGTCATGTTGAGTTTACTGTTTGGCATACGGGAGTGACTCAATCTCTTTCCACGGCCATATCGAAGCTAACCGTGGACACTTGGCACCATATTAGGATTGTCGGAGATGGAACCAATTACTACCTTTTCGTGGATGGGATAAAGCTGGTTGAGGCTGCCATTACTAAGAGTATGCAGAATTATACCGGGGACTTGCTCATTGGAACCATGACTGGGATAGTAGCTTTTTATGGAGGGTGGATGGATGAGCTTAGGATTTCGGATGCTGCTCGTTCAACTGCCGACTTTGTACCTCCAACACAGGAATATCCTATCGGTGGGGCTGCTTATGAGGTAGCGACTCCATACCTTGAATCAGACCTGCCGCTTCTTAAATATTTTCAGTCATACGATACCATGTATATCTTTCATCCAGATCATGAATGGATGAAGTTAACCAGGACCGGCCATGCAGCTTGGACTTTGGCCGAGGTTGACTTCACTAATGGACCATGGCTTGATGAGGAGACGGATATAGCCTTTACTCCCTCGGCGACTACTGGCGATATTGATTTAACATCAAACGCAGACTTTTTCTTAGATGGGCACGTAGGTGCTTTGCTTCGTCTCTATAACTCAACCGTTTGGGGGTATGTTAAAATAGCTACCGTTGCCGATGCACAAACCGCCACGGCCACAGTGATCAGTGAGTTAGGCTCAACCGCTGATTCTACGAAGTACCAGGAGGGCGCATGGTCCACCGTCAGGGGGTTCCCTTCTTCTGGGGCTTTCAATGAGGCCAGTCTGGTAGCCGTAGCGAATGACGATCAGCCTCAGACTATTTGGGCCAGCAAAAAAGGTGACTTTGAGAACTTCGACGTGGGGACCGGGTTAGACGACGAAGGATTCATTTATACAATTCCTGCAAGCAATCGAATACTGTGGCCTGGGGCATTGCGGGAGTTAGTTCTGGGGACCGGGGATGGTATGTATAAAATGACAGGTGGGATAGATGATTATATCTCTCCGACCAACGTAAGGGTCCGACCTGGCATGGCTATCGGGGCAATGGATTTAAGCCCTATCCCTGTAAACAACAGCTTACTGTATTGGCAGAAAGGCTCTCGTAAGCTCAGGGAATTAACCTATGATCCTAACTCCTATGACGAGAACTATGTGGCCCCAGACCTTAGCCTCTTGGCGGATCACATAACGCTTGGAGGGGTCAAGTATAGCGCATGGCAGCAAGAACCTAACTCAATCCTATGGACCGTCAGGGCCGATGGAGTTCTATTGGGAATGTCCTATATGAGGACTGAGGACATCGTTGGATGGGGTAGGCATATCACAGATGGAGAGATTGAGAGCGTTGCCGTTATTCCAGATCCTACGGATAGCTTTAACGAAGTTTGGGTCTCAGTCAAAAGAGATATCGACACAGTGGACGCTAATACAGTCCTATTGCTAAGGATGAACGGAGTGGATGAAAGCACGTCCTTCCCTGATGCAAGCGCCGGGACGCATACTGTAACTGCGGTGGGGACGGCCCAGATTGATACGGCTCAAAGTAAATTTGGAGGTGCTTCGGGCCTTTTTAGTGGAGGAAATCTTACCATCCCTGATTCTTCCGATTTTGATTTCAGTGCTGATGATATCTTTACGATCGAGACCTGGGTTAGAATGAACCATGTCTCATCTGCGGCATACGGTATCTGCGCTCAACAAATAGATGCTGACAATGGGTTTGAGTTCTCTGTTATTTTAGATGGTGCTGTAGAATTTAAGGTCGGAAATGCTGCGGTATGGCAAACCCTTACAACATCCACAGGGGTCGTAACGGCTGACTCATGGCATCACATTAGAATAGTGGGGGATGGAACCAATTATTACCTTTTTGTCGATGGGATATTACTTGTTGAAGAAGCCATCACCGAGAGTATGTCAAACTATACGTCTTTATTTTACATTGGCAAAAAGGTTGACTATTTTTACATGAGTGGATGGTTAGATTACTTTAAGGTTTCTGACCTTGCCAGGTCCACGACCGATTTTACTCCACCTGAGGTCGAGGGTATCACTCATCGTTACATTGAATTTATGAACCCGGATATGATGGTTGACTCAGGGTTAATCTATTCCGGGGGAGAAGTTAGCTCAGTCTCCGGCCTGAGCCATCTTGAGGGCGAGACAGTCAATATAGTGGCCGATGGAGTGGTTTACGCTCAACAAGTAGTCTCAAGCGGGGCCGTAGCCATTTCTCCGGCTGCAAGCGAAATTCAGATTGGACTCCCCTACACTTCTAAGATCGTGACTATGAAGCCTGTCATTCCGGCCAAGGATGGCACAACGGCTGGACTACCTAAGAAGTGGGCTGAATTGTTTGTGTCGGTCTATGAGACTTCTGGTTTGACTATCAATTCAGGGGGGTCAGACGAGATCATAGACTTTAGAAAATACTCCGACGTTGGCCTGGGAGAAGCCATCCCTCTTTATACTGGAGACATTAGAGTCTCTCAGCTTGGATGGGTTGATGGCCGGATCACTCTCACGCATGACGATCCGCTACCTTGCACTATTTTGGGGATCTTCGGGGTTCTGGAGACAGGTAATTAAAATGGACGAATTGATTGCGCGTACAGGTAAGTATGAAATGAGGGCATACAACAAGAAACACCTAATACAACTAAGGGTAGGCCCTGAAACAAGGGACATGGTTGACTTCATTGGAGTTGATGCCCTGAGTGACAGCTTCCAAGCAAGAGGCCCTGCCTTTAGTGCCTTCTTTGATGGTGCGCTTTTTGTTATTGCCGGGATCAACATCCTATGGCCTGGGGTCGGAGAGGCCTGGGCTATGTTTGGGAGTGGATATCAAAGGCATGGGTTCTTTATTCACCGGACGACTATTCGATACATAAACCGCTTATCGGATGATTACAACCTTGAGCGACTCCAGGCGGTTGTTAAGCAAGATCATTGGGCCGGGATAGAGTGGATTGATAGGCTCGGTTTCAAATATGAAGGTGAAATGAAAAAATACTTTCAGGGCAAAACTTACTTGAGATATGCGAAAATCTTTAATCAACAGGCTTCGAGGTGATATTATGATAAAGGAACTTATCGCTGAGACAACCTTCTTCGGACTTCTGATTATTGAATGGGCGGCAATTGTTTGTGGGGCGGCTTTTTTTACTACCGTCATTTTTTATATTGGGGGTAAATAATGTTAAAATATATGTTAAACATATTGATCGGGCTGGATCAGTTTGGCAACTCTATTCTGGGCGGAGACCCTGATGAGACCATTTCAAGTCGATTGGGAAAGTTGAAAATTCGCCACGGTGGAAGTATCCCATGGTATAGGCCTTTGTCAAAGATTGTCGATTGGGGGTTGGATAAGATTGACCCAAACCATAGCATTGACGCAATCGAAGAGGATGAAGGTAAAGATGCGTTGATAGACAAGGAGTAAATTATGACTGGATTAGGTGGTGCTGCCATAGCTGGCTATATAGCTGCTGCTGCCGCAGTAGCGGGTGCTGGAGTTTCGGCTTATAGTGCTTATGAGTCAGGGCAAGAGCAAAAGAAGGTCGCCGAAGCTAATGCCAGGATGGCCGAGTACCAGGCGAAGCAAGCCAAAGAAGCTGCCGACCTGAAGGCGACCTATTACAAGAAAGAAGCTGATAAGCGTATGGCCTCTATCCGGGCTGGATTTGCAGCTTCAGGAGTTGCAACCACGGAAGGAACCCCTCTTATGGTCCTAATGGAGTCAGCTTCCGAGGTAGCCAAGGATGAATTAAGGATCAGAAGAGGTGGAGAACAGACCGCCTGGGGCCTGTTGTCAGAGGCTAATATCCAACGCATGGGCGGGAAAAGCGCGGCTACTCGCGGGGCCTGGGGAGCCGGAGCGTCTCTTCTTGGAGGGGCTGCCAGGGTTGCCAAAAGTTACGGACAATGGGGAGCTAAAGAATGAGAATAAGACCAATACAATCTTCCATTGAAACTGGAATAGCCCCCACAGTCCGGGCTCCTTTAGGGATTACAAGCGGATTCGCTGAAGGCCTGGGGCAGGTGGGTCAAGCCATAAGTGGGTCAGGAGAAGCAGCCGGGCAAATTAGCCGGACTCTCCAGATCATCGAAGCCAAAGAAAAGGCCTTTTCTGACTCCGTTTCGTTGACCGAACTTGCAAACCAGGCGAAGGTGTCTGTTTTTGACCATAAGGCCCTTATCCAAGAAACTGACTACTTGGATATCCCGGAAACAAATAAGAAAGGGCTTGAGAGAATAAAGCAGGAAACCTTTGATGCTGCTATCGCCATAGGCCCTGAAGTGGCCGAAAATTGGAAAAAGGTTTGGAGTACCATTGAAGCTGATACAATCATAGATGTGGGCCGGATTAAACTTGAGAAATTTGGGCAACGGACTGTGGCTGGGGGCATAAGCTATATTAACCTATTACAAGGGGAGGCCGTAAAGGCTACCCTTGAGGGTGACACCGAAAAGCTGGAGTTGCTCAATCAGTCTGTCAATACCGTCGCTGATAACCTAAGAAAGAATTTCAAGGTCCCCGGAGCTATGGCCGAGGGAATGAAGGAAGGATACCGAAAAGGAGTTGAGGCTAAAGTCTTAGCCGCTGAAAGGGAGGCCCAGAGGTTGAGTGAGAAGAGCCTCTTAACGGGAGCTTACCTGGGGGTCAGCCAGGCGGCTAAAGATCCTGAGACCGGAAAGACGGACTACACGAAGGCCTATGAATTATTAAGGCAGCCCGGAACGCTGGAACAATATGGGATAACCGCAGAGCAGAAAAGGGAGTTGACCAATATCTTCGTCAATGAACAGGCGAGAGAAAAAGAGGTAACGGATAAGGCACTGGAACAGGAAAGAAAGATCTTACTTCCAATGGTGTCAGATGGAACCGCAACCATTGAGCAAATTAGGGAAAGCACTCTTCCAGAAAAAGAAAAATACACCCTTGAAGGAAAACTGAGGGCTCGTTCTAAGGCCATTAACGCCGGTAAGGAAGATCCTTTCAAGGTTTACGATCCAGGAAAACGAGCGGAGGTATCAAGGCTAATCCGTACAGATCCAGGACTAATTGAGAGTAAGGGAGGCATTGATTATATCTATTCTCTTGTAGGCAAAGGAACTGACGGCGGGATCACTGTTGAGCAGGCTGAACGGTTTGTCGGAGAATATGAAAAGAGGAACGAACCTTCCGATCCTAAAGACCCCTTGAAGCAAGAGACGTATAAACAAGCTGCCGGGAGCCTGGACCTTTTTAGACGAAATTGGCACTTTATAGAGGCGGAAGTGGGCGACGATATTGACGATGCCGAAGCCAGTGAAAATGAATATACCTATGGCAAGCTCGTTGAAGAGTTAGAGTCGCGGGTAAAAGAGGGTGAAAAGCCGTATGAAGTCTTAGAGGACATTATGAGGCCGTTTGCTGAAAAAGAATCTGGTAGTATCATTGGCTGGTTTCTTGATTGGATGAAGGATTATCCTGCTGGGCAAACTCTTGAAGAGGGGGCCATTAAAAAAGGTATTGAATTAGGAAAGGGCGCAAGGATCGAAAGAAAAGAAATTAAGACACCTAAAATCAAGAAGATCCCTATTGCTAAAGATGATAGATCAAGGGCCATTGAAATCCTAAAAAGGAATGGCCTTTTAATCAACGAGGACAGTATTAAACAGGTTATGGAACAATTCTAATGCCGATTGAAACCGATATAGACAAAAACATTGATCTTTCAGGTATTCCTAAAGCTCCTGACCCTGGGATTGATCTATCCGGTATCCCAAAGGCTGACCTTCAGAACAGCCAAAGTGAAGCCAAGTCCATGATGGGCGAAGCCTGGAAGACTGCTCAAGAGATTGGGAACGTGTACCCTATGGCGGAGGCGGCGGCTCATCTTCTTACGGGTATTGGCGGGGGCGCGGTTGCAGGACTTGGAGGGCTTTTCTCTTTGCCGTTTCTTGGTAGTGAGGGCGCGGTTGGAGTAATTGAAACGATAAATAAATGGCTGGTGTATCAACCACAGACAAAGGCCGGAACGTCTTTGAGCGATACGGCCTTGTATCCCTTGAAGAAACTTGAACAAGCGGGATCGGCGCTTGGTGAGGAAGTCATGGACCGGACCGGCAATCCTTACCTGGCGACTGCGGTTTACACAGCTATTGTGGGAGCCCCGGCCTTAATAGGGCTTCGGAGCCTACCGAAAGTCATTCAAGGCAAGATCCAGACCTCCACGGCCTGGCGGCAAATGAATATCAAGGAGCGTGGTCTTGTCCTTCAGGGTCTTGAGGAAACGATTAGGAAAAACCCGAAAATGACTGAGGGTCAGATAGTTAGGCGATATGAAGGGCTTAAAGATGAGGCCTTGGCAAGAAGGGCTGAAGGGGAGAAGGTTGCACCGCCGGTTAGGCCAATAAAAACACCGGAACAGGTTTATCGTCCTCGTGATTTTCAAGACGCGGTTCTTATTCGTGAAGAAATGGGAAGCCTTAAAGGTTATGATCTTCAAAGTCAAAAAGAATGGCTTGGGGGCAAAACGCCTCCTAAAGACGGCAACCTCACTATTTATAGGGCAACTCCAGAGGGTGCAGAGATTAAGCCTGGTGATTATGTCACGAATGATCTTGCTTATGCTGAATTGCACATGGAGAGCAACTTAGGGGGTAAGGGTAAGATAACGGAATTGAATGTAACTCTTGATGATATTTTCCCTGCTGATGGTCCTAAAGAGTTTTGGTATGCGCCCAAAGCAATAGAAAAACCCAAACCTCCCCGCGAAACCGAAGCCGACAAATTCAACCGGGAAGTAGCCGAGATAGTCCGCGCAGAGACCGACCTGAGCGACGCTGAGATTGATGTGGTGTTCTTGGGTGGGGAGGGGCCGGTTAAGCCTAAGATTGAAGTTCCCGTTGAAGCCAAACCCATATCAAATTTCGAGGCTGCGGAGGCCTCTATTGACAAGGCCGTTGAAGCATTTCTCAAGAAACCTGAACTTATCAAGGCGACGAAAGCGCATCTTGCCAAAATACGGAAAGCCCTAAAACCACGGAAGGCCAAAGCTGTAAAGAAGCAAGTTCGGACAGCTACCGGTCAAATCAAGTTAGGAAAGATGGTTGAAGGGCTAACAGAACGAACGGCCTTAGCAGATCAAATACGCTTCGAGGCAAGGGCCGCAAGGGACGCATACCGGGCCGGGAAGTTAGAGGAAACGATCAAGCACAAAAACAAAGCGATTTCCCTATATCGCCGGCGTGAAAGACTCAGGGCTATTAGAGATTATCTTGTTATCCCTGAAAGGATCATGAAGAAACTGACAAGGAACCGGGATATTGGCTTAATGTCTAATTGGGAGTTCAAGCAATACAAGGACGATCTTCTTGTTAAAGCTGTTGAAATGACAGAACAATTAGAGGCAAAGAATCGACTCATTAAGTTGATTTCCGATAAGAGGCTCCAGAGGGTTGATAATTACCGTAAGGCTTTAGAGCTTCCGCCTATTGGTAAGATGACCATAAAGGAGCTTGAAGAGTTTGAAAAGCTCCTGGAGCCCTTTGCCGATGAAGATATCTTCTTAACAGAGAGGGAGCTTGAAACTGTTGATAGAACGGACCTCAAAGGAATACGCACCTGGAGGGAGGCAAGGCTGGCCTTGGCTAAAGAAGTTGGGGCAACTATTGAGCAGATCGAAGCTATCAAGGTCCATGAGCTTGATGATTACCGATATGACACGGCACTTGCAGAACAGAACCCTTTTTACCGGATGCTGGTCACTGAATCCGCAAGGAAGCTTCTGGAGGCCGATGCACGATATTACGAGATAGAGGCGAAGGTCTTGGTTTTGGCTAAAAAAGCGGAGAAGTCCAGGCCTCGAACCCTTATCGAAAGAGCGATCCCTCAAGATAAGAAGATCATGGAATATATGGAGGCTCCGCAAGAGTTTAAACCGGCACTTGCAGAGGAATTAACGGGCGCTCAGTTAGATTATGCTCATTACATGGAAGAATATTTTGGAAGCGCCCTTGATTATCTCATCCAGATCCAGGCCTTAACGAAAGGTCGGGAAAACTATTTTGTCCATATGCGCCGGACCTTCCTTGAAGAAGTGAAAGAATCAGGGCTAAAAAAGGCATTTTTGAGTCTCTATAAGAACTACAAGCAGGATGAAGCGGTTTTCAATATCCTTGACGAGGATACCGGGAACATCCTACCCATGGAGAAGTTCTTTCAATTTGCCCTCCATCGGTCCGGGGAGCTTTTACCGACTTCTAATATCACAAGGGCCTTTACAAATTACGTCAGGATGTTTGAACGGAAACGGTCTTATGATGAACTTATCCCAAAGATGGACATTTACGCTCAAGCTTTAACGCCTCAGAAATTCACTCCGAAAGGGTTGGAAATAGATAGATCTATTAAGAAGTTTGTCAATAAATACATTAACAGCAAGAAAGGCCGTAAAATTAGGTGGATAGGGAAACAGTACGGAGTGATTGACTTAACTATCAGGGGAGTCCGGACCTTTACAACTCTCCTGGATCTTGGCCTTAATATTCCTGTAAGCATTGCGTCAATAATCGGTGAACAGGCTACAGGATTGCAGGGCTTGGGCTTTAAGAAGTACGCTCTCGGGACAAAGCGCCTCCAGACTGAACAAGGAAAGAAGATAGTCCGGGACAATATCGCCTTTGTTGGCAAGTCCGTCTTTGCTGAACTGGCCGAACCGGGCAAGATCGTCACTGAAAGGTTTATGGAGGGCATTTTCAGCCTCTTTAGGGTAGCAACTGTTACGGCAAATAAACAGTATCTTTTAGGATCATTGACAAAGCGCGAGTTTGAGTCAGGTAAGATCAGCGGTAAACGCCTTTCAGAATTAAAGGTTGATATGGGCCGATGGCGTAAGGTTACGGGGGCCGAATCCCTTGTTGGTGCTACCGGAGCCGGGGGTGCTGCTATTCAATATAAGACATGGGCCGTTCCCATAATTAGCACAACCTTGAGGGACCTCAAGATCTTCGCAAAGGACATGAAGGCTAAGGGTGTCAATGAAGCCCTGAAATCAAGAGAGGCTAAGGAATTATGGCGATTCTTCCTGATTGGCTCCTTTGTTGCCATTGTTGGGGCCATGATAGCCGCTGAGAAGGACGATAGGAGCTTTGTAGGTCAAATAAAGGCAAAGGCCTATCGAGAGCTTAACACGCTT